TGAAAAAGTTATTTCGAAACCTATTCCAGTTGCGATTCTCGTATTGGGATTCATTCTTGTAAATCCTTTCCACATTCCGCCTGACCCAGTTGCTCAAGCGGTTGAAGTGGAAGCGCCCGTATTAGTCGAGCGCACACCTGAAGCATCCAAGGTTTATGCCAAAACTCAATTGTCTAAGTTCGGATGGGACACTCCTGCTCAGTGGGAATGTTTGCACTCGCTCTGGACAAAAGAATCAAACTGGCGCCCCAATGCTTACAACAAAACACCCGTGTACCAAAAAGGTAAAGCGCTAAACGCTGGGGGTATTCCTCAGATTTTAGGACTTGACCCTGATACGACAGTTGAACGACAAATCGAACGAGGATTGATTTATCTCGAATCTCGTTATGGCTCACCCTGTACGGCGTGGCGCTTTTGGAGTTCAAACTTTTGGTACTAGCCTCGCCACATGAGTGAGGAAAACAAGAAACCTTCATTGATTGACGATGCGCTCGCTGAAATCGGGCGCATCGCCTTTCTTGACCCTGCAATCTGTACGGGCTGGGTATTAGTATCAGAATGGATGGGCGAGGGCGAGAAAGAGTATTGGACGCTCACACTTGCCGATGAGGATAACCCTGACTGGAGACACAAAGGATTAGTTCATCACGCACTAGCAACATGGGAGGCTGACGATGACATCGGATTCAAAGATGACACAAAAGATTGAGCAAGAGCGATTATCACTTCTCGAACAATTGCTTAAAGAGCGCTTTGGAGATACGACACGCGAAGGCTCCGCATCCATCAAATTAAATAAATAGTCTGACATAATTACAACATGGGTTTAAGTTCTTTTGTTGATGAGGCTCCGTGCCGTAACTCTGACCCATGGCTTTTTGACCAACATCAAATTGATTTAGCAATGCCCGCTTTACAAATCTGCAAAGGTTGTCCTTTCTGGCAAAACTGTAACTCTTTAGTTGAGCCTAAGAGTAATTTCTTTGATGGAGTTTGTGCTGGCAAGGTATGGCGAAATGGTCGAGTTTTGGCTAAGTTAGATTCTGCTTTCCCAAACCGTTTGATAGTTGGAGAGGAATTAGATGAAGAAACCATGGCAGTTCGAGGGAGCGAGTTGCTCGGGAGTGGAGACGGATTATTACTTCCCCGAGCAGAACAAAGTCAGTCAGGAGACTTTGTTAGCGAAAAAGATTTGTAGCACTTGTATATGGAAAACAGAATGTCTGACCTATGCGCTACATTTCAAAGTGCTTGGTATTTGGGGCGGAACAACCCTAAAACAAAGAGATGCAATGAGAAAAAAACTAAACATAATAGGTAAACCAATGTCGAATGAGAGGCACAAAATATGAGCGCACCAATCACAATCACAGGGAATTTAGTTGCTGACCCTGAATTAAAGTTCACACAAAACGCAAAAGCGTTAGCAACATTCACAGTAGTTTCATCAAAGTCAGTTAAGAACGCTGACGGAACTTGGGAAAACACCGACACAACTTTTTGGGACATTAAGGCGTGGGGCAAGACCGCTGAGAATGTTGCAGATGCACTTCGTAAGGGAGTTGCCGTAGTTGTATCAGGTACAGCCGTTCAAGAATCTTGGGAAGATAAAAACACAGGGGCTAAGCGTTCAAAGATTACGGTTACAGCATGGAGCGTAGGAGCAGACCTAAAGCGCCATACCTATCATGTACCAGTAGTCGAGCGCTCAGATGCCTCATTCAATCCAACAAGCCCAGTCGCAGAGTTCGACCCATGGAGCAAGCCTCTTTCAGATGTACCACCTTTCTAACCCATGTTGTATGCTAGGGGTTGAAAATACTCTGAAGGGGGTAGGAAATGGCATGGACTGATTACTTCGTCAGCAACATTGCTGGGTCGAAAGTAGTTGTATCTGAGCAAGGTAAGCCGTTCGTTTCGCATGAGATTGCTCCACGCGAGTATGTCGAAATTGAAATGACTGAGCAACCTTATGAACTTCCGTTCAAAATTGTTTTCCGTTCATTCGACGCAATTGGCGGCGGGTTAGAGAACAGAATTTACGGTGTTGCGGGTACAAAAGAAATGGCTCGTAAACTTGCCATCGAAGTTGCTAACTTGCGTTTGAATTCTCGCGAGTTCGTTCTTGATGGAGAATAAAGGCTAAATTCGCATAGCGCTATAATCGCTAAGTGTATAAAAACTTCGTACCCGACGATGGTGTTATTTCTGTTCTCAGTAGTTTTGCCATTCAGTCCCATGAATTATTCTTGGAGTTGAAAAGGGCAGGATTTGATGAAGAGCAAGCGATTAAAATTGTTGTTGGATTAGCGCACAAAGAGTAGGCGAGAGGCACACATGGCAGAAAGACCTGACCTACAGGAGTTTGGCTCAACTGGTTTACGCCGTTCAGGTGGAACAGTTTATGAAGAATTTCTCGTCAATCTTAGAGGCATACGCGGAGCCAAAACATTTCGCGAAATGGCAGATAACGACCCAACAATCGGGTCAATGCTTTATGCAATCGAAAAAGTTATCACCCGCCTTGAATGGCGAGTAGACCCATTTAGCGATGATTCAAAAGATGGTGATGTAAAGCCTGAAGATAAAGAAGCAGCAGTATTTATTGAATCTTGTTTACATGACATGTCTGATTCATGGGATTCAACGCTTTCACAAATTCTTTCAATGCTTGTCTTTGGTTTTTCTTACCATGAAATTGTTTACAAAATTCGCAAGGGCGATGGCGCAGACCCAAAGAAGCGCTCAAAGCATAATGATGGAAAAATTGGCTGGCGCAAACTTCCTATCCGCGCTCAAGAAACTTTGTTTCGCTGGGAGATTGATGCAGATGGTGGAATTCAAGCCATGTTGCAGGTGGACCCATCAACAGGTGGTGTCCATACAATTCCAATCGATAAGGCTTTGCTTTTCCGTACAGTAACAACAAAGAACAATCCTGAAGGTCGCTCGATTCTTCGTAATGCTTACCGCCCTTGGTTCTTCAAGCGTCGCATTGAGGAAATTGAAGCAATCGGTATTGAGCGCGACTTAGCAGGTTTGCCAGTTGCCTACCTACCACCAGAATATCTTTCTGCATCAGCAACACCAGAGCAACAGCAAGTATTAGCATCAATCCAAAACATCGTTACCTCTATCAAGCGCAATGAGCAAGAGGGCATTGTTATGCCAGCGATGTATGACGATGCTGGACATAAGATGTTCGACTTGCAGTTGCTCTCATCAGGTGGCTCACGCCAGTTCGATACAGACAAGATTATCAATCGCTATGACCAGCGTATGTCTATGTCAATTCTTTCAGATTTCATTCTCCTTGGTTCAGACAGAGTTGGCTCTTACGCACTCGGCGCATCCAAGATGGATTTATGGTCAATGGCAGTTGATTCAATTGCTAAAAACATTTCAGAGGTAATGAATCAGTACGCCATTCCTCGATTGATGAAGTTGAACGGAATGGACATCGCTCGCGCTCCGTACCTAACATACGGTGAAGTAAGCCATGTTGATTTGACCGAGATTTCAGACTTCGTAACTAAGTTGGCTCAGGCTGGCGTTCTTATGCCTGACCCTAAGTTGGAAGATTATCTTCGTGAGTTGGCAGGTCTACCTCCAGCAGAACACGATGGCTCAAACTTTGGTGCGCCTCCTATGCCAGAAGGTGCAGATACCGCTGGATTCGACGCGCCTCCATCATTGGAAGAAGAGTTAGAGATTCCTGAAGGAGCAGAACCGCTAGACGGCGATGTGGATTAAAAATGCCAATAGTCTTTGGCGGTGACGGAAAGCGTCGTAATCCATTAACAGTAGAGGAACAGGCATTAGCCCGCGTTCTCTATGATGCTATTCGCAAAGCGACAAATGAAATTAAGGTTGAAGAGTTAGCGCGAATTATTCAACGCTTAGACCCTGATTCATTAAATCGGCTCCTTAACGCAATTTCTGTTTCCAGCAATAGAAGTGCAATTGAACAAGCATTGCTTAATTCAATTGACATTGGCGGCAAAGAGGCAGTTCAACAGATTCAATCCATTGCACCTCAATTAGCCTTACCTGCATTTCTCCCAAAGCCTGTAAAGATTACTAACAAAGTGCCTATGGCTAACATGGATTTTACAAAGGTTCCTGATTGGGCAAGTCCTACGCCTCCTCCAGTCACATTCTCAATGTCATTTAACAAGACCAATCCT